ATTTGACTAGCCCTAGCGACTGACCCAGCAGACGCTTACGAAGACTCTAGGGCGAAACCTTTCGTAAGGAGGTAGCACAGATGAGTGCAACAACTTTTTCTGGTCCCGTTAAGGCGGGTCCTATTGACACGACAACTGGAACCACACTTGGCACTGATGTTAAAAACACAGGACAGGTGGTAATGGCACAGACGTTCTCAACGGGAACTGCTCTTTCGAGTGGGGCTTCTACTGCGAACTCTACGACTGTCGTTATTCCAGCTAACTCACAGATTGTTGATATAGTCCTTGATAAGCCAACAGCGATGGGAAATGCGACTTGCGTTTTCAGTGTTGGGGACACAGTTGGTGGAAACAAAACTTTCATCAATGACTTCTCAATCACCACAGGTTCTGGGGCTGGAAGAGCATATCCAACTACTGAAGCTGGTGGAGCATTAGCCTGGGCTGATGTAGGGACGGCTGATGTCAAACTTACCTGGACAAGCACCGGTGCTACTAATGCGGGTGAAGTTAGAGTTACTGTTCTGTACCAACAAAATATTAACCTGCAATAAGAGGAGGGCGTAATGACTGGGTTAAAGTCATTTACCTACACCTATTCGGGTTCTGCGGAAAACAAAAGCAACCCCGCCGCTGATAATGATGCGTGCGGGGATGCGGCTGCGTTAACTAATGACCAGTTCTATATGCTTCTTGACGGTGGCATGGCAACGGCTGGTGATGGTGACGGTATCTGTACGTCTCAAAGCGTAGCAGGTCAGCTTTCCATTGATGGTGCAGATTCTGATGAAGCTAGTGGGCAGAGACGTGTGAACTATGGCGTGTCATCTCCAAGGCGGGTTTCTATATCTTCCGGTGCCAACAACTCTGCTTTAACCTTTACGGTCAAAGGTATGAACGGCAGTGGATTGGAAGTAACGGAAACCCTGACGGGACCTAATGCTGCCAGTGTTTATACAGCCAACATATACTCTCGCGTAGATATGGTTTTTAGTGACGGTACCACTAATGCTGTAACTGTCGGGGATAATGCTGGTCATGTGGATTTTGGCAGCTTGTGCCGTCAAATAAACATTACGTCCGATGGTAACTCCAGTGCACGTACATTTGCGGTTACCGGCCTTGACGTATATGGCGCGGTGCAAACTGAAACTATTGCAGGACCTAGTTCAGCTACAACTACAGGGTCCAAGTTTTTTAAGTTTGTATCCTCGGTTCAAGCGTCAGCTTCTGATAGTAACAGCGTTAGTGCAGGTGTCTTGGCCGGTATTCGTGTTATGATTAATAATCAGGATACGCGCCTCAAGAACTGGTACATGGTGCAAGCTGCTAACGCAGCCAAAGCGGAGATCGACATGGAAGACGGCGCAACGTCAAGTGCGGCGGGTAGCTCCAAGCTGGTCTTTAATCCGGGTCAGGGTGATGGTGTTGTTAACTACCCAAACATTGGTGGGTCCGGGATTCGGTTTGCTTCAAGTATGAGTTTTGACATGCCTGTAGATGCGGATCTTCTTACCTCAGCTACGTTTATGTTTGATGGCTGACAGTAACTTGGCCGCTGAACTTATGGCACATGAGCGAGAATGTGCTGTACGTTGGGAAGCAATAGAGAAACGCTTGGCTCGTCTTGAGTTGATGAGTTGGGCGTTCAACATTGCTATTGTATCGGGGCTGTTTGCAATTGTGATGAAGGTTGTCTGATGTCTTCTGCCCGTGACAAAAAAGTTGCAAAGGTTATGGGTGAGTATAAACGTGGTACTCTTAAAAGCAGTTCAGGCAAGAAGGTTACAAATCGCAAACAAGCCCTAGCAATAGCTAGTAGTGAAGGAGATAGAGTTATGCCTCAAGGTAAGGGTACTTATGGGAGCACGCGTGGCCGTCCCCCGAAGAAGGCCATGTCGAAGGGTGGCCCGGCAAAGAAGAAGCCTGCTGGAAAGAAGAAGCAGGGGTTCAATGCTCGTCTGGATGAGTCATTAGGCTCACGTAACAAGGCCAAAGGAAACTTGGGTTCCCGCCGCCGCGAGAGCGAAGGCATGGAGAAGAAGATGGGCCGTAAGAAGTTTGCTGCGGCAAAAACCATGGACAAGGGTTCAAGGAAGAGGAAAGCCTGATGCCGACATTAAATCCGAAGACGGCCTCCAAGAACAAGGTCAGCAACCAAGAAGCGTATGGCAGCATGCCCGTTGAAGTTGAAGGCACGGGCGGCGATGTCGGGGAAGCCAAGCAGCGCCGTGTCGCAGCTTATGGCAACAACAAAGGCGGTAATGTAATCAGGCAGACCAAGGGCCTGTTTACCTACGGCCCTATGGCGTAGGAGAGCGACGTGCGTAGTGATTATTATAAAGGTAAGGTCATAGATCGGGTTATACGCCGGAAGGACGCTAAGACTCGTCGCCATATAGAAGCCGATGATGCGGCTGACAAAGAGTTTAAAGATCGTGGCGAAACTGGGTCGGAGATGAGGCGGGAGGCGCGCCGTAAAAATTTAGACGAGGCGGTTAAAAGCAGTAGGGCTCTGGATCATGACTTCCACAAAGACATGGCCCTTGTGAGAGAATACGGGAAGGACGCCCCTAAAGGCAGGGGCTTTAATACCAGTAGAGAAGGCGGCGGTATAGTAAGAGACATGCGTGATGGAATGGCTATGGGTGGGCGCACTCGCCTTCCTAGAGCAGACGATTCCAAGGTCCTTATGGAAGCTGGTGGGTACTCCGGTGGCTTGGCTGAGAGTGGACGTGGAACTATGGCTGGAGAGATGGGCCGCAAAGGATCTATGTCTGTGCGCGAGGCTGGCGAGGATATGTTTGAACTCAGCAAGCGCAAGCGTGGTATGCAAGGCGGTGGTGCTGCAAGTTCTTATAACCGTCGCTACAACAATCAGAACAAGTAACCCGTCATGGTTGTTGAGACGACTGCCACTTTCAATCTTGATATAAACGAGATGGCCGAAGAGGCGTTTGAGCGTTGCGGTTTGGAGATGCGCACAGGGTACGATCTTAAAACTGCAAGGCGCAGCCTCAACCTTATGGGGCTTGAGTGGCAGAATCGTGGGCTAAATCTGTGGTGTATTGAAGAGAAATACTTCGACTTTACGCAAGGCACGCAAGAGTACACGCTTGATGCAGACACGATTGATGTAATTGAAGCGGTTGTCCGGACAAACCCTGGCACTCAAAACTTACAGATCGACTCAAGTATCTCGCGGGTGTCTCCTGTTACATATGCAACAATCCCTGACAAGTTGGAGCAGGGACGCCCAAATCAGTATTGGGTGGATAGGCAACGCGCTGCTCCCGTTATTCATATTTACCCAACGGCGAGTAGTGATTTCACCAGCGCACAGTTTGTGTACTGGCGAGTAAGGCGCATGACTGATACGGGTATCAAGGGCTCTAACAACTATGATATTCCCGCGTTGTTTCTACCGGCTATGGTAGCTGGCCTTGCGTACTACATTGCCCTCAAGAAGCCTGAGGTGTCAGACCGTGTCGGTATGCTTAAGCAGATATATGAAGAGCAGTTCCAGTTAGCCGCAGAAGAGAACAGGGTCAAAGCGCCGTTCCGGTTAATTCCTCTAGCGGAGTATTACTCAGCATGAGTTACCCATACGCAAGAGGCAAATATGCTTATGGGTACTGTGATAAGACAGGCTTTCGGTACCCGCTGAGTGAGCTTGTGTATGAGGTGCAAAAAGGAATACGCACGGGACTTCGCGTAGGTAAGGATGTTTTTGATCCTGATCAGCCACAAAACTGGCTAGGCACTATTCCTATTAGTGACCCACAGGCTCTGTTTGATCCTCGTCCTAATGGAGCTACAGCAGGACGAGGTTTGTTTTCTTGGGACCCGGTAGGGGATGGGAACAGCGCACAGATCTTAGGGGATCAGGGCATGCAGACGATGCAGAT